TGCGCCCCATGCCGTAGGTAGCAGGGAAGAAGTAATAGACGCCGTGCGCCTTAAGTACCTCGACTACCTTATTCTTTACCTTCTTCTCGGGTGTAGCGGCCATGTGCTCTCTCGTTTGTTGGTCAGCCACCCTACACCATGGCTAGACAAAGTCAAAGACAAAAAAAAGGGAGCCACCAAAAAAGGTGACCCCCTGAAAACAACCTAACATTGTTAGGTCGTGTTTACTTTTTCGTGTAATCGATATCGCCGTAGGCGAAGTCCGTCAATATCTCTCGCATACGTTTGGTATAGCTAGGCGACTGCTTATAGAAGCCAAGCACTACATCTGGTATGCGCAGGTTGACGTGCACCAAGGCAGCGACTTCCCGTTTCTTTCGGATACGTTTCTCTTTCATGGCTCACCTCGCACAATAAAGAAGGTGGTGGCGTCAAGCCGATACCCCACGTCCTTCATGAAGTGATTGTCCTCAAGCAGCTTGAGTAGGCCAATCTTACCCTTGAGGTCGCTTGGTAGCTGTTCACTGGATAGTATGAGCGGGCTCTCGTCCTCTCCCTCCCGCACAAGGTAGTCTCTGCCATTGAGCAGAACGAGCGATCCCTTGTGGGTAGAGTAAGCCTCGGCTATCTGCTTAGTTGTATCGTAATCCTCCTTCATCTGCGGGATATTGTTAATAGCGCTGGGCTTCGCACCTGCGGCTATTGCAGCAGCACTTACTTCCTCAAGGTTAGCTAGGATATAGTCGTCGAGGTGCCGATACACATGTTGCATCGCTCCGCAGTATGCCGATACCCTAGCAGTGTTGCCGCCGTGAAGGTAGCCTGACAATCTGCCATCGGCTGCGTCAAGCTTCTCGGCGTTTGTCTTTCCACCGAACGACTTAGCCATAAGCTTTAGTGCCTTCTTAAGGTCGCCTGTCTCCGCATAGTTGCCACGCTTGCGTGTCTTCTTGATGCGCTCGTTGCCGATAACGTACTTGGTACCTTGCCGGGTCTGGGTGGTGCTGATGTTCCCGATCTTCTCCCGGTTCTCGTACACGGTGAACCTAGTGATATCCAGATAGTCTGGGTACTCCCAATTATCCGACCCCACGAACTTCCATCGCGGGAACTTCTTGGCAGCTTCGAACGCAAGCGGTGCTAGTTTTGCGCTGATCTGCATACGCTTGTTGTAGGTCCGGGTTTTCTCCTTGGCCCACACAAGGTTGGGCAAGCCAAGGTCAGGGTAGTCAAAGTCAATATCGTTCAACATGTTATCTGCTCCTACCAATCATACTGCTTGAGGATGGCATCGACCTTGCCCTTGATGTCGGCACGTTCAGTCGCGCTCTCCTTGATGGTCTCAATGTCTGCACCGGCCATAGTACGCTCAAGGTCACGCCGTGCCTGCTCCAGCTTGGGGTCGCCTGCCACGTTGAGGTGAGTAAGCATCCCGCACAGGGACTGGGCGTTAGTGATAAGCGTGTCGTGGTAGCGCTTCTTGGTTTCCTCATCACCGTCCACATCGGTCAGCTTCTCGCTGATGGTGGTCAACGTCTTGTGCAGACGATCCCACGGTTCCTTCATGGCATCGGCCAAGCGGTCCTTGAAGCTATCTTCATAGCCACGCTTAACCTCGTCCAGCTCCTGCGCTGGCAGGTCCAAGCGGAAGTCACCGCTCTCAGGCACCGGGCTGAACACCAGACGGAACCCGAACTTGCTGCGTACAGTCTCAGCATCGGGGTAGTCCTCGGCATTGAACAGGTTGCCCAAGTAGTTGTGCGCTGTACGTACCAGAGCAGGGTAGTCTTGGATGAACTGGTCAACCATCTTGAAGAAGGTATCCCTGCGGATGTTGGCCTCGGACTTGTAGTCAAGGAACAAGCTAGTAGGCATCAGCCTCGCACCTTTGTCGGCCCACGGCAGCGTCTGGGTATTGTGCCAGAGCCTACAGGAAGCAGCGTAGTCAGCGATTGCCTTGCGTTGGTGCGTACCCGCCATGAGGTTCTTGCGAACTTGGGCGGCGTCCTTAACTGCGTATGCGTTGTTAGTCACATTATCGGTGGCACCCTTGTCCAGCTTGTTAGCAGTCCAGACAGAGATGTTCAGTTCAGTCAGTACGGCAGATGATGTAATGCTCATTGTGTTGCTCCTAGTTGGTGATGACCTAACATTGTTAGGTCGTTTGGTTACTTGGTTGGTCTGCCCGCAAGTTTAGCCATGCGGTACAGGTCGTCATGTACTATTTCTAGGCTGTCGGTCTTATCTTCCATCGGTGTGTCGTACACGTGGTAAGTCTTGCTCTTCGTAGCGGACGCATACGTAGTCTCGTACCGCTCTGCTTTGCTTAGTAAGTCCAAGATGTGCAGCGCATCCGCCGTATTCATAATATAATCTTTGTATCCTACTCTTATGATTGCCTTAGCCATCGGGTCAGTCCTCAATGTGGATAGTCTTACCCACTGCGGCTGTGATGTTTTTGTTTTTGGTAATGACCCACAGAACCGGCGCAGACCATTCAGTACCCCAGTTACCACCTACTTCTCCATCAGTTAGGATTACGACGCACTCAGGCTTCATGTTGCGGTTGTTGATGTAGTTCATGACGCACCTTGGATCAGTGCCGCCACCACCTCGGGGTTTAGTCGAGCTAACAATGTTAGACTGTGTCGAGGCGTCATACTCCTCATGCCCCGCAACAACGGTGTCCCAGTAGAGCAGGTCGATCTTCTCGGGATGCACCTCGTCTGCGATGGCCTTCACCTCGGACAGGAAGCGAGTGATAACGTCACCACCAATTGAACCAGAGGTATCAATAGCCACTACGATATGCCCGACTGTCTCTCCGACCAGCGTAGGCATATAGATGTCTGAGCTGAGGAACCTACGGTTGACCCTACGCCAGCTAGAGGTATCCTTGGATGAACAGATTGATTTGACGTACTCACGCAGCTGCTCGCGCCAGTCCACCTTGGGTGTGAGCATGTCACCGATCTCGCGCTCCGCATCACCCGCACCCATGCCAGCTTTCTTTGCTGCGGCTAGTCCTTGGCGAAGCCCTTGGTCGATCTCGCGCTCAAGCTCCTTCTGCTCCTCTTCTGACAGCTCCTTGGCACCATCCCAATCGTGTTTATCGAAGCTACCACCTTCGTCACCTCCGCCCCCACCTTCCTCCTTCTCCTGCTTAAGAATGTTGAACACTTGCTTAGCGTTCATCTTGTCGAAGCGCCTGTCGATCAGTGCGTATATCTTACCGTCCCTACGGGGTGGCGCGATGTACTGCTCATTGGGGTCCATCTTCACAAGCATCAGGTTAATAACGTAGTCACAAGCATCGTTAGCTAGCTCGTCGTCTTCCTCGTACAGCTTGCGCCACGTGGTCAGGTGCTTGAACGCCTTGTGCAAGTTCTCGTGCAGCACAACAAACGCCAGCTCCTTGTCGTCAACAGATGTGATGAACTTGCGTCCGTACCTCTCATCGCGTCCGTTGGTGCAGGCAGTGGGCTCATCGTCCACCACCTCAGTCTTGCCTAGCATCAGGATGCCAGACCACAGTGCGAACGTGGGCTCGCGCATCAGGCTGATCTTGGCCTTCTTGAGCCTGCGCTCTTCTGTGTCTCTTGCTACTTCGGTATCCATTACGTTGCTCCTTGGTGGTGACCTAACAATGTTAGGTCGGTTAGTCTTTGGGAAAGCCCCAGTATAAAGTCAGGGCCATGAACACTACGGCTACTACAATCCACCCATTCACAGCATGTCCTCGTTGTTGCGCACCCAGTCAGCGAACTTCTTGCTGCTGAACGCCACGCCTTGCTTGGTCTTGCTCTTCGCAGCGTTGATGCAGAACGCAGCTTGCCACTCAGGCTCCATGCGTTCCACGTACTCCATAAACGGGGCGATGTTGTTCTTATCCAGCTTGGCTATCGCACCAAAGACCATGACGGCACACGCGCCGGGGCTATCGGGTACGTTGGCAGTCTTAGGCGAGTTCATGATGCTCTCCCATGTCGGCAGCTGATCCTGATACGCGATGAAGGCTTGCATATCCCTAGCTGCTGCTTCGCCAATAGCACCAGACAGCGCAGCGATGACGCTATCCTGATCCAGTTCTGCCCGTGCCCTAACAATGTTAGATGCCCGTTCCAGTGAGCGAGGCGACACGAAGGCAGTCTGCACCTTCTTGGGGTTGTAGATGTAGGGGTTGCCCTCGTCGCCATCCAGATAGGACGCCATGCAATGCGGGAACTGCTTAACCCACGCCATGATGACCGGCTCGATGTTGTTCTCCACCGCCCACTCCAGCCACTGGTCTGCGGTTGGTTTGCACACAGTGAGCGGGATGATGCGGTTAAGGGTGTGCGCCTTGAGGTTGTCACCCACGCCATCGGATGACAGGTTGCCTGTCAGAAACACAATACCCTTAACAAGCTTATCACCCAGTCGCTTGGTGACCTCCAATAGGGGATGCAGCATGTTCTGGACGGGTGCCACACCCTTGGTATATTCATCCAGCATCATGATGACCGGGTTGTCCTCATGCAGACGGAAGCGAGCGTTGGGGTAGTACCGTGTGACCTTGTGCTCGTGGTCGATGACCGGCATGGCGATGTCGCCAAGGTCCATGTTGGGTACGTCTAGGTAGGCTGCGTTATAGGTAGGCAGTGCAGCGGATAGGTATTTAAGGATGGATGATTTACCGATACCCGGCTCGCCTCGTAGTATGTAGACGTTCTCGGGGGTGGACAGGATGATCTCTGCCGCTTGCTTCAGCGTTACCGTTTTACCGAAGTTAATTACGTTGCTCATAGTCTAGTCCTCGTTGGGAATGACCTAACATTGTTAGGTCGTTTGGTTGCTCGGTTGGTCTGATCTTATTGTAGGTGTAGTATACACTAGTTCTTAGACAAAGTCAAGTAAGTTTAGAAGCACGGTTCTGCTTCGCCAGCTTCCTAGCCTGTACCCTCGCGGTCCTGATCTCGCGTTGGCGCTTACATAGTGCGTGCCACGCAATCAGCTTGGCCTTGTACTCATCCTTCACGCGCTTGCGTTCTGCCTTATTCGCCTCCATCTTGGCATCTTCTGCGGCCATCTTTTTTAGCTTGCTGCGGTGCTGCGCCCAGTAGGGGTGGTGGCTTGTCTCTAGGTACACAAACATGCGTTTACGCAGGTCCATGAGCAGTGCCTTGTCTTCCTCTTCCATACGTAGGTTGAGGAAGTTGGTCTGCCTCAGGACTTGCCGCACTAGGTGTACTTCGTGCGACGATAGCAGTGGTACCTTAGCCATCGTTGAGCCTCTTGGGGTTGAGCTGCTTCAGTTCTTGCAGGTTCGTTACTAGGTGGTAGTTGGACTTGTGACCGGGGGCCACGGTGAAGACCCTCTGCCTAGCAGTCCAGTCCCCGCACTCAAGGCATAGTTCAAAGCCTATGTCCCATCGGCCAGCCGGGATGGTCCCGCCGCACTTACATTCATGTCTCATCACGCCCTCACCGCGATGATCTTGTCTGCGCCTACGCCGAAATACCTAGCGGCCTTCTGGCGGGCATCGTAGCGACCCTCGGCACGGATACGGGTGCTGCGGCTACCGTAGTGGCAGATGAAAGAGAACAGTTCAGGGTTGTAGATGGTCTTGGCCTTGTATGGGCTGAAGTACATGTTGGTGTAGTGGTTTGACATTGGTTTGGTCTTTCTTTGGTGGGGGTTAGATTTCTTCGGCTACTGCGTACTCGACGCCTTCGTAAACGATGATCCACGCGCCTTCGGGTAGGTCTTTGACATCGGCGGCGGGGTAGAGACGCAGACCCTGCTTGCGTAAGTGTTCGATCTGTTCGGCGGTAATGTGTCTCTTAGTCATTGGTGGGCTCCTTGGTGGGGACCTAACATTGTTAGGTGGTTTGGAACTTGGTCGGTTTGGTCTGGACCTGATAAGGCTCCATTGTCTTAAGTATAGCACAGTAGGCTTTACATGTATATTAAACTGGCTGGGTTTGCTGGCGAGCTTGGGGGGCAATGTTCAAATGTTCAAAACGTGTAAGAGAATGTTCAAAACTTTTTGAACAATATAAGTGCCTGAAATTGCTGAGAAAAAGAGGGAAAAAAAATGGAATGTTAGAAAGTAAGAGTATTTATATATTATAAGAGACGGGGGGGCTTTTTGCTCGCTGTGTTGGGTGCATGCGCGGAGAGCCCCGGAATCTTTCCCGGTTTCTGGAAATGACCTAAAAAACCTCGCACATTCTAACATTGCGAACATTGCTTTTATATCAATGACTTAGCTTCTAACATTGGAAACTCTTTTTTGCACAAAAGCCTGTTTTTTTAACATTGTAGGGGAGTTGACAAGGCCGAATTAATTTGTTATCTGCTAGTTGTGCTTACGCAGCAGACGGTGAAAACCAAGTCGCTCGGGCTACCACCTATTTGGAAACTGTCATCGCGGGTCGCCAAGTTCTGGCGACGACCTAACTTTGTTAGGTTGACACGAAACCACAGTCATGCTACCTGCTATGACGCAGGCTGGACTTCGCAAGACGACGGGCTACCACCTATTTGGGAACTGTCATCGCGGTCCGCAGGATTTTCCCAAGCACCTAACATTGTTAGGCAGGCAGAAGCAGACAAAAGAAAAGGCCCGCCTTGCGGCGGGCCTTTGTCCATCTGGGAAACGTGGTGCTAGTGGGTTGCGCGGTAGCCAGCTGCACCAAAACTTCCGACACTCAGGAAAAGCAGAATGATCGCTTCGGTGGATTGCTGGATGTGTAGGAACAGCATGGAGAAAACAAAGCAGAACACGGCGAACAGGGTGAGAAGCATGGCGTCTACGAACTGTGTCATCTGGGGTCCGATCTAACATTGTTAGGTGAGGGGGAAGGGGCTGGCTTGCGCCAGCCCCCCCTAGGTTTAGTTCGTGACCTTGGCCGAGTAGATCAGGGTCAGTGCCTGCTTCAGCAGGGAGGTCACTTCCTTGAGCGAAGCGAACTCGCCCTCAAGGTCCAAGTTCTCATTGAACTTGATAAGCGCCGTGATCTCTTCGCCATTGCGGACCAGAGGGGTCCGGTTGCGAGAACCAGCGCCCTTGCCTTCGCCCTCTTCAGTAGCAGCAGCAGCGGCAGCAGCAGCGGCAGCGGCGATAGCCAGTTCCGGGTGACGATCATCGCGGGCCTTGTCACACAGGCGGGCCCAGAAGACCGAAGGGTTAGAGTGATCGCGGGCCTTGAGTGCATCGAACAGCGCCGTCTTCTCAGTCCGCAGTGTCTTACCCTCAGGGGTCTTACCGAGGTCGGCGTGCTTGATATCGAACCAAGGGAAGGTAAAGGCGAGGTTCAGGCCCGTGACATAATCGGAGACCTTGAGGTCAACCATTTCCTTCGCGGCGTCGAGGGTATTCATTAGGTCATTGCGCAAGTCGATCAGGCCCCTATTCGAACCGGGCACAACCGGCGACATTTCATTCTTGATGATGGTCTTAGTCATAGTGTAGGCTTCCTTATGTCAGGCCGGGAAGCGGGCCTGTTCGCTGTCTGATTCGTTTGAACCAGTGATAGGTTTATGCCTCTTCTAGTCGGGATAAGCAAGCAAATTCGACAAAAACGCCCAAAAACCTAGGGAAAGCCTAACAATGTTAGGTCATGGCGACCCTACCGGGCCCGGACCCCCCAAAACCAGAACAACAAGAAGGTACCCCCCTTACTTACTAATTCGCTCGTTAAATCACCTTTCCTCATACTCTATCTTACACTGTACCACAGAAACCCCCCCGTACCCTTTTTGTTCTCACACCCCCCGGGGGGTATATTTTTTTGGGAAGTTTTTACCGGGGTTTACTTCGCAACTTGTTTCTCCTACTACTTCACTAACTGAGGCCCCAAACGGCGTGCAGACACCACATCTATGCCTATAGTCCACGTAGAGCCTACCGACGAACACCCGGTTCCCTACGATACTTCACCAGAGGTATCCCCGACTTTCCTTGAGGAAATGGCGGTAGCAGGAGCAACTGCGGAGCTTCAGGTAGACTTAGGCGCTTCACTGGAGCTGGACCCGGATGACGCTGCACGGCAGGAAAGCCTACTTAAAGCCGTTATAAGCAAGCAAAAATCCAAGAATCTTACTAATGTGAACACGGCATTCGCAGCCGCTGCGTTCCTGAAAACCTACGGCCAACAGCTGGCACTAGACGCAGCCAGCGCACGTGCTGCCATAACGAACAAGCTGATGGAGATCGCCAACTGCGGCGACCCTAAGTTTGAACTTAAGGCCTTGGAACTGCTGGGTAAGCACAGCGACATCGGGATATTCACCGAGCGCAGCGAGATCACCATAAACTACAAGAACCCTGAGGACCTTGAGAATGCCATCAAGGAACGGGTCAAGCGCCTGCTCAACGCAGACATTATAGATATCACCCCGCTGAACAATGACTTGGACGACGAGCTGGGGATAGCCAACGTAAACGAAGAAAGTGCGGACGATACGGGTACTGGGGAGGAAGAAACCCCCGAATGACCCAGCCCACCCTGCTCGACAACATCTCACTTAAAGACATACCGACCATACTCTCGGCCCTGTCCGTACCAGAGCAGGAGAAGCTCCTAGCTGAGCTGGACCACCTCGAAGCCCTGAAAAAACAGAAGCTAGCCAAGAACAAATTCTTGGCCTTCGTGGCCCAGATGTGGCCGTCATTCATCGGGGGTAGGCACCATGCCCGCATGGCCGATGCCTTTGAACGGGTAGCCAAGGGTGAGTGCAAGCGCCTGATAATCAACATGCCACCACGGCATACTAAGTCCGAGTTCGCGTCATACCTGCTCCCGGCTTGGTTCTTGGGTAAGGAACCGGGCAAGAAGGTCATCCAGACCAGCCACACTGCCGAGCTGGCCGTTGGCTTCGGGCGTAAAGTGAGAAATCTAGTAGACACAGAGGTCTACCATAAGATTTTCCCTGACTTAGTCCTGCAAGCGGACTCCAAGGCGGCTGGCCGGTGGAACACCAGCAAGGGTGGTGACTACTTCGCCATCGGTGTGGGGGGTGCGGTGACTGGTAAAGGTGCCGACCTGCTCATAATCGACGACCCGCACAGTGAACAGGAAGCGGCAATCGCGGAAACCAGCCCGGAAGTCTATGATAAGGTGTACGAATGGTACACTTCAGGGCCCCGGCAGCGACTCCAGCCCGGTGGTGCCATCGTCATAGTGATGACGCGGTGGTCGAAAAGGGATTTAACAGGGCAAGTCGTCAAGGCGGCGCTCCAACGGGGCGGTGAGGAGTGGGAAGTCATTGAATTTCCTGCCCTTTTGCCCTCTGGGAACCCCCTATGGCCCGAGTTTTGGTCACTTGAGGAGCTGACGGCCCTTAAAGAAGAGCTACCCAACGCAAAATGGATGGCTCAGTACCAGCAGAACCCGACTAGTGAAACTAGCGCGATTGTTAAAAGAGACTGGTGGCAGATTTGGGAGGACGAGAAGCCCCCCAAGTGTAATTTCACCCTAATGGCGTGGGATACGGCCTTTGAAAAGAGCCAGCGTGCCGACTATTCGGCCCTAACCACGTGGGGGGTGTTCTACCACCCCGATGCGACGGGTAAGGAGCAGGCAAACATCATCCTGCTGAACGCCTTCAGGGAAAGAATGGAGTTTCCCCAGCTCAAGCAGGTGGCGGTGGACCAGTACAAGTCGTGGAAGCCCGACAGTATCATCATCGAAAAGAAGGCCAGCGGTGCCCCACTTATATATGAGATGCGGGCCATGGGCATCCCGGTGCAGGAGTTCACACCGAGTAAGGGTAATGATAAGATCAGCCGACTGAACGCAGTTAGTGACTTATTTGCTAGTGGTAGGGTATGGTGCCCCAACACCCACTGGGCTGAAGAGGTGGTTAACGAAGTCGCTGAGTTCCCTGCGGGTGAGCACGACGACTATGTTGACTCTGTCTCCTTGGCCCTGATGCGGTTCCGCAGGGGTGGCTACGTGGGTTCCGATTTGGACGAGAAAGAAGAGCCCAAGATGTTTAAGTCAAACCGGGGTAAGGGATACTACTAAATGGCTATCGACAAGGCACTGAACCAAGCCCCGCTTGGGCTAAGCCCCCAAGACCTCGAAAACACGGAACCCGATCTGGAAATTGAGATCGAGGACCCGGAGAGCGTCAGCATTAAGACTGGCGACATGGAGATCGAACTGGAGCCGGGTGACGCGGAAGACGACGAGTTCAACGCCAACCTTGCCGAAGAGATGGACGAGAAGGAACTGACTAGCCTAGTAGGTGATCTACTGGGTGAGTTCGACGAAGATATTAGCGCCCGTAAGGACTGGATTCAGACCTACGTGGACGGCCTTGAGTTGCTTGGTTTGAAGGTCGAAGACCGCACCGAGCCGTGGCCGGGAGCGTGTGGTGTCTACCACCCTCTGCTATCCGAAGCACTGGTCAAGTTCCAAGCCGAGACCATGATGAGTACGTTCCCCGCCGCTGGTCCGGTCAAGACGCAGATCATTGGCAAGGAGACCACGGAGAAGAAGGAAGCTTCGGTTCGTGTCGCTGCTGACATGAACT